TACAAGTCAGCGCGTGAGAACGAGGACGAGCGGCACATCTGCCCGCTCCAACTCGACGTCATCGAGCGCGGCATCGACCTTTGGAGCGCGCCAGACGACCTCGTGCTGTCCCCGTTCGCCGGCATCGGCTCCGAGGGATACGTGGCCGTCAAGAAGGGGCGCAGGTTCGTCGGCGTGGAGCTGAAGCCGAGCTACTTCAACCTCGCGCGCAAGAACCTCGCGGATGCCGAGCGAGAGGCAAGCGAACTCACGCTGTTCGACTTCCTGGAGTGCAAGGTCGGATGCTAGGAAGGGAGCGCCATGGACGATGACACGAGAGCCCGCATCATCAGACTCCACGCGAGCGGGGTGCCGAGCAGCCACATCGCGAGGCGGCTGGGCGTGCCGAGGTGCGTGGTGAACAAGGTGCTGCGCGAGGCCACCGCATGACCGCCGAGCAGCTGGCGCTCGACCTGTTCCCCACGGAGCGCACAGACCCCGCGACGTGCCCGCACGTCCGCGCCATGGTGGACGTCGGCGGCGGCAAGGCGAAGTGCGGCGCGTGGGGCGACGGCGAGACGTGGACGAACTGCGTGGCGATGGGTCGCTGCACGCTGTTCGACGCGCCGCCCGCCGCGCAGATGCACGCGAGAGGGCACACAGACACCGAATCACGCGACCGATAGCGCCGCGTGGGCAATCTATCGAAACGGCGGCGCCGTGAGGGAATATCGGCTCTCACGGCGTCGCGCATGAGAAGGGAGCACACATTGGGCAAGACGAGGGAGCACGTGCTGTCGGTCAGCGCCTTCCGCTGCGGCACGGAGAAGGAGGCGGCGCTGAAGCCGCTGGAGGAGGCCGCGGAGGTCTTCGGCGCGTGGCAGCGCTGGGTCGAGAGCGGCGACGCGTTCCGAGACGTGCGCGAGTACAAGCGGCTGGGCGAGGAGCTGGCCGACTGCGTGACGGCGTGCGTGAACCTGGCCGACCGCGCGGGCATCAGGCTCGACCGCGAGCTGGCGGCGGTGGAGGAGAAGAACCGGCGCAGGGGGCGCTATTCCGATGGCCGCTAAGCATCGCAAGCGCCGCAGCTCTGGGTTCCCGTGGACGCCCGAGGAGGACGGCCTGCTGGTGGCGCACATGGACAGGGGCGGGCAGTGGGTCGGGTGGCGCGAGCTGCTGCCCGACCGCACGCCGAGGGCGATCAACGAGCGCCGGCACGAGCGCGGGCTGACCAACCCACAACTGGCGCCGAGCCCGCGGTGGACGCGAGAGCAGCGCGACGCGCTGGTGCGCTCCATGCGGACGCTCTGCGAGGAGGTGGGCCACGACCCATACGAGGTCATGGCCGAGACGCACAGGCTGCTCGCGAGGGCGGCACAGAAGAGGAGGGCGAGCTAGTGGACATCTGCGAGCACACGACGGAGCTGCGCAAGGCGCTGGACGAGCGCGGCATCGCATGGGAGCACAAGGGCAGCCAGCTTACGCGCTTCGTCCACAAGGGTCACGTTTACGTCGCGACCGTGTACGAGCCGAGCGGAGAGGTCATTCTGACCACGTATCCGCACACAGTTGCGGACGTTCTGAAGGAGGTTAGCGCATGAGCATTACCGACGAGCTGAGGGAGTACGCCGACAAGCTGAACGAGTCGGCTGCAAGGAAGAGCGAGCATGGGTTTTCGTTTATCCCGATGAGGTTGGAGTGTATCGCCGACCGCATAGACACCGAGCATGAGCGGCTGATGGGCGAACAGTATAAGTCGCTGACCATAGACATGCAGCCCATGACCGACGAGAACATGGCCGAGAGCGGCTGGGTACGCCTGCCCAAGGACGCTGACGGCGAGGTCATCCACATCGGAGACGTGATGGACACCGAGCACTTCGGTACGGTCGAAGTCGAGGGTTTCGTGCATGGGGCCGTGGCCTTTTACAACTACAGCGGACAGCCCGCTTACATCTGCACGGCACCCGCTAACACGTGCCACCACCACCAAGAGCCGACCGTCGAGGACGTGCTGCGGGAGTGCTGCGGCAAGTACCACTCGTTGCTCATTGATGACATGAACGACGCAATAAACAGAGTGGAGCGTGACTATATAGCACCGTCAGAAATTATCGACGAGTACGCCGATCGCATCAGGGAGGCGGTGGAGCATGAGTAGCGACAAGACCGCGACCGAGCGCCTGCGCGAGCTGCTGGACGAGCGCGGGGTGGAGTGGTGGTACGGCATCGGCGAAAAGTCCACCGTGTTCGACGGCGAGCATGACGTGCGCTATGAGGTTGACGGCACTCTCGGTTTGCTGTTCATCAGGAGCGCTCTCGACGTCACCCCCGAGCAGGCAATCGCCGCCACGCTTGGGAATGAGCGAACCGCGTTTCTGGAGGAGAAGGTAAAACGTCAAGGCGAATACATCGACAAGCTGACCAAGGAGAAGAAGGCGCTGTTCGCCCAGAACTGCGAATCCGCAACAAGGCACGCTGGACAGATTGACGCCATGCAAAAAAAGCTGGACGCCGCCACGATGGGAGCGGGGACGTGCCGAGACTTGGCTGATACTCCCCAGTATGGCGACAAAACACGCTTCGAGTGCAGCGAATGTGGCTACGAGTACAACGCGGTTGGTGGGTTCGGTTGCGACTACGGAGACGAGCCTGACTTCCGCTTCTGCCCCAACTGCGGACGGAAGGTGGTGGGCGAATGAGCTGGACGCCAGAGGTTTACATCGGCGAGCTGCGCCCGTGGCCCGAATCGGTGAAGGTCGTGCGCGGCAACAGCGGCGAGGCCATGCGCTACGACAGGTCAGAACGGAGTAACAACGGAGTAGAACGGAGTAGCGACGGAGTAGACGTCACCGTTGCACCGGATGACTACACGGCGAAGCTCATGGCCGAAGTCGAGCGACTGGAAGCCAAGAGCGACGGCCTGCTGAAAGAGCTGGAGGCGGAGCATGCCCTGGCGGAGATGCTGGGCCTCTGGCTCGACGATGCTAAGGCAGAGAACGCCAAGCTGCGGGAGCTGGTGCGAGGACTCAACTGGTGTACAGAAAACCCAGACGGCCCGCGCGTCGATTGCGAGCGTTGCCCATTGGGCGTTGTTGATGGAGAGCCGCTTGAGCTGATGTGCGAGAAGATGATGCGCGAGCTGGGAATCGAGGTGACGGAATGAGGGGGTTCGATAACTTCGGCGGCAGCGTGGAGTGGCATACAGGATATGTTGACGAGGATGCCATAAGGCTTCCCCAACCAACTTCCTTGCTTATCCAACTCGCCGACGATAACGAATGGCTAGAGCATAAGGTCGAAGGCTACAAAGAGATAATCGTCCGCTATCACGGCAAGGAGCACCGCTTCACGCCGGACGAGGTTCTGCGGATGCTGTACGCGGCGAGGGACGAGGTAAACGATGGCAACTGAGCAACCAATCTACACGTACTACGACGGCGAGAGCGAGACCTATACGCCGATTGCCTACGAGTGCAAGTTCACCGTCGAGGGCACGGGCAACGTTGGCGGTGACTGGGAGCACAACAGGGGCGGGGCGCACGAGCAGAAGCGTGTCACGTTTGAGGGGTACGCAACCAACGAGCTGTACGCAGCAGTCATCGATGCAATCAGAAAGACCGTGGGAGCGGAGGCGCACGAATGAAAAGGCTGAACAAGGCGTTCCCGCGTGGTTCGGTCAGCAACTCCGGTAACGAGATGGGCAACAACCTTATGGGGCGCATCGAGGTCGCGCAGGAGAAGCAGGCGATGGGCTTGCATCTCAACCGCAAGGAGCGCAGGGCGTTGAAGCGGCAGGCGCGCGGCGAAGGGAAGGTGGACTGATGGCACTTTATCATCACTGCCACACCTGCGGAGCGGAGTACGAGTGCATCGCGAACTACTGCCCTGGGTGCGGGAAGAAGCTAGGGCGACAGCCTGACCCGAGCACCACGGCGGTCACGATGACGATGGAGGGTACGCTCATCGAACCGTGGTGGCGCTGCTCTGGATGCAGGGGTGTTACCAACTCCTATAGGCCGAGCTACTGCCCACACTGCGGGCGCAAAGTGACCGAATGGCACGATGACCGCGCACACGAGCCCTATCCATGGTTGGAGGACAAATGACCCTAGTTGAGATGGCCTGCGTCGCGATCGTGATGTGGGCCGCTGTTATCGCCGCGCTGGTCGTGGCGCCTTGGAAGACGAGGTGATGGTATGAGCCGTAGGAGCGGTACGACCGACTTCGACTACGGCGCCATCCGCGAGATGGACGCCCAGGGCGTGCGCCACTCCGCGATCGCGGCCGCCATGGGCTGCTCTCTGGTCACGGTGCGCCGCGCGGTCAACAGCGACAAGAACGGCGGCGTAAAATCGGGCAAGCGCCCGTTCACGCTGCAGCTGAACGACGAGGGCAACCTCGACGCCCGCTACCGCGACCTGGCTAGCGCAGTCGTGGTGCTGGCCGTCAACGACCTGCGCGAGGCGGTGCGCCGCGACGTGCGCAAGGGCGAGCAGTCAGCCGAGGCCGCGTCGCTGGCGCACTGGTTCGCGACGCCCTGGGCGCGGACGCTGTGCGGGGCGTGCGGGGTTGACGCGCCTTCGGTGCCGGCGACGGTGCGGCGGCAGGAGGCGGAGAGGCTGGCCGAGAGACTGGGGGCTTGAGTTGGGGACATCGCAGGCGCGTGACTTCTTCGACAGCGTGTACGACGCGGCAAGGGAGGCCGACCGCTTCTCCCGAGCCATCGCCCGCATGGAGTCGCGCGAGGGCGCCAAGGCCCAGTCGTACTCCGAGCGCGTCAGCATGGGCGGCGACCGCGACGTCATGGAGCCGACCGACCGCCGCATCGACTACGAGGAGCGCTGCCGCCGCCGCCGCGAAGAGGACTACGCCCTCATCGACCGCGCGTGCGAGGTCATCTACGGGCGGCAAGACCAGTGCTCGGGCGGCATCGGCGCCATCCTCGGCTCCGCGTACGCCGACGCGCTGTGGTGGCGCTACTGCGCCGCGGCGCCGTGGCCCGAGGTGGCGGCAGGCGTCGGCATGAGCGAGCGCTTCTGCCGCGACGCCGTGCGCGTTGCGATCGACACCATCGACGCCTACGGGCTCGACCGCGTGGCGACGGGGCTGGGGCTTGCCGAGGGCTAGCCGAAATCCGTGCCGTGTCGTGCCATGCTCTACCAGCTGGCGCCAGTGTTTTGTGGGTACTATGGCATCATGCAAGTCTGCGCCCGTCGCGAGGGAGACCCCGCGGCGGGCGCTCTCGTGTCTCGGTATGTCGTTGTGCCCTTATGGGGCGGGCTAGGACGGTGGGGACGTGCCGAACATAGGGGGGCGCTCTCGGAGACGGGGGCGCCCCTTTTGCGTATGGGGGGAGTCCGCGAGCGGGAGGGGGCGGCAGATCGTGTCCAAGCCCAACCCGCGCAACGCCAACGGCTCCCGCTACCGCAAGGGTCGCGCAGCGCTGCGTGCTCGCGGCGAGCCGTGCTGGATATGCCGAGCCTTCGGGCGGGCGGGCGACATCGACTACTCGCTGCCCGCGCGACATCCCTACAGCTTCGAGCTCGACCACCTTGTGCCGATCTCCAAGGGCGGCGACCCGTACGACCCTCGCAACCAGGCTGCAACGCATCGCTGCTGCAACGAATGGCGCGGCAACCGCAGCGTCGAGGAAGTGATGGCAATCGCTCGCGGCCACGATGCCGCGCCGCGCCCACCTAGGGCGTCCAGCGTGCAAGGCAGCGTGTCGCGCGAGTGGTGACGTGGGGCGTCCGTGCTGGTGGGTGGGGGCACACCCCTCCCCACCCGCTGGCCACCCCCGCGGCATAGGGCCTATTTACACACAAGGAGTTTCAGACATGCCCAACACGGTGAGCATGGCGTCCGCTACCAGCGGTTTCGACCGTCTGGAAGCGTTGGAGGCGCTGGCCGCAAGGCTCGCGGCCGAGATTGACGTATGCGAGGACGTGAAGACGCTGCCGGGGCTCGCCAAGCAGTACCGCGAGACCATGGCCGAGATCGACACCATCAAGGGGGGCATGGATGATGACACAGAGATCGCTTCCATCATCCTGCGCAAAAGGCAATCAGATACCGACTAGCTTCGTCATCCCCGAATGGGACACCAACGACGTGCTGGACACGCTCGACCTGCTCTCCGAGGCTGGATTCGAGTGCATGGACTGGCAGGGCTTCCTGCTCGAAGCGTGGATGGGCGTCGGGCCCAATGGTCGGTGGTCTGCGCCGGTGGTCGGCAACGAGACCAGCCGACAGCAGGGAAAGACGAGATGCATCCAGGGGCGCTCGGCCTCGGAGATGCTCTTCTTCGACGGAAGCGTCATCTACACCGCGCAGCTCCAGAAGACCTCGACGGAGACGTTCGAGGAGATGGCGCAGCTCATGGACACCAAGGCGCTGCGCAAGTTCCTCGCCCCGAACGGCATCAGGACGGCGCTCGGTCGTGAGGAGATCCGACTGAAGAGCGGCGCCAAGATGAAGTTCCTGGCACGCACCAGAAACGGCGGCAACGGCCAGCACGGCTCGCTGCTCATCTTCGACGAGGCGCAGTATTTGGAGCCGCAGGCGCAGGGATCCTTCCTCGGGGCCATCTCCGCCTGCCGCACGCGTCGAGGGCCGCAGACCATCTACAACGGCAACGCGCCCGAAGAGGGCGACTACGCCTTGGTCTTCGAGCGCATCCGCGAGGACGCGCTCTCGGGCAAGACCACGCGCACCGCGTGGACGGAGTGGAGCTGCGGGCACACGAAGCAGCTGCCGGAGAACATCGACGACCGAGAGCTCTGGAAGCGCTGCAACCCGTCCTGGGGAATCCTACTTCAGCCCGACACGGCGGAATCCGAGTTCGAAAGCCTTGAACCGGTGCAGTTCGCCCACCAGCGGCTCGGATGGTTCAAGAAGCGCGACGGCGCCGACACCATCATCGGCGTCGAGGAATGGGACGCGCTGGAGGTCGACGACGCGCCCGAGACGTGGGACAAGCTGGCCTACGGCGTGAAGTTCACGCCCGACGGCGACTCCGTGTCACTCTCGGTCTGCACCGTCGCTGGTGACCGCTGCCACGTCGAGTTCATCCGCGAGGAGCCCACCACCGCCGGTACTGGCTGGCTGGTGGAGTGGCTGTCCGACAAGCGCCGCGTCCGCGAGGCCGCCGCGATCGGAATCGACGGGCGGGCGGACGTGGACGACCTCTGCATCAAGCTGCGCGAGCGCGGCGTGCCAAAGACCGCGCTCATGCCCGCACGCACGTCTGGCGCCATCTCGGCGGCTGGAATGACGCTCAACGCCATCCACGACGGCACGCTCACCCACGTGGCCGACGACGCCCTCTCGCAGTCCGTGCTGGGCGCCACGCGACGTCCCATCGGCAAGGACGGGTTCGGCTTCGGCGGCGAGTGCCCGCAGCGGCTGGACTCGTGCGCCCTCGCGCTGTGGGCGGCGCGAATGACCAAGAGAGACCCTAGAAGGAGGTCGGTCGTCAGATGATCACCATCCCCGGCGAGGTCGCCAGCGCCGCGAACCTCGCGCAAGGCGACAGGGCGCTCGTCTACGAGCTCGTCCGCTCGTGGGAGCGCCACCGCGCGGGCAACGAGCTGCGCCACGCCTACTACCTCATGCACAATAGGCTGGTCGACCTCGGCATCTCCGTGCCGCCCGAGCTGCGCAGGCTCAATGCCGCGTGCGGCTGGGGCAAGAAGTGCGTGGACGTCATGGTCGAGCACTCCAAGCTGGACGGCCTGACCGCCGGCGACGCAGACGCCCGCGCCCTGCTCGGCTCAATCTCGCGCCGCAACCACCTGCGCTCGCTGTATCGCAAGGCCACCACGTCAGCGCTGGAGCAGTGCTTCGCGCTCTACCTCGTTACCCGCGATAGCGAGACGGGGCACGCCCGCGTCAGCGCCTACCCCGCACGCGTCTGCGGCGTCAAGTGGGACGACGCGAGGGGCGAGCTGGCGGCGGCGATGTTCGTCGTGGCGACCAAGACCGACAGGGGAGGGCGCGTCACGCCGACCTGGGTGGACGTGGTCACCGACGCCAACGTCATCCGCATCCGCAAGGGCGACCGCGGCTGGGCGGCTGACTACGAGCCCCACGGGCTCGGCCACCTGCCCGCCTTCATCGCGCCCTTCGAGGCCACGCTGGAGCGCCCCTTCGGCACGTCGCGCATCACGCGCGAGGTCATGGGCTACATCGACAGCGCCGTCCGCGCGAACGTGAACGAGGAGATCGCGTCCGCCTTCGCCGCCAGCACCCAGAAGTACCTCATGGGCACCGACGGCGACCCCTTCGAGCACGTCACGCGCTGGGACACCTACATCGGCTCCATCGTCAACGTCGACATGACCGCCGACGGCACCGTGCCGCAGTTCGGCCAGCTCCCGCAGCCCTCGATGCAGCCGCTGTCCGACCACTGGCGCCTGCTCTGCGGCCGCATGAGCGCCGCCACGGGCATCCACGTCTCGCAGTTCGGCCAGGTTCACGACAACCCCGCCAGCTCCGACGCCATCTACGCCGAGAACGAGCCGCTGATTCTCAAGGTGAAGGACTGGAACGAGGACGCGGGCGAGTGCCTGTCCGACGTCGCAGTGGCGTGCCTCGCGACCGAGTGGGGAAAGACCTTCGACGAGGTCATGGACATGGGGCTGGACGTGGGCGCGTCCTTCGCCAACCCCGCGATGCCAACGCTCGCGCAGCAGACCGACGCCAGCGTGAAGATGGCGTCCGTGCTCGACGGCTTCGCCGAGACCGACACGTTCCTCGCGCTCAACGGCTTCGGCGAGGAGGAGCGCAAGCGCATCCGCCGCGAGCTGGACGACGTGCGACGCGCCGCGAACCGCGACGCGATGATCGCCAGCGTCTTCGGCGGCGCGACCGACGAGGGAGCGAGCGGCGATGAGACTTCCGCGTAGCGTCATCGACAACTACACGGCGGGCGTCAACGGCATCTCCGAGCAGGCACGCTCGGCGCTCGCCGACGTGCTGTCACAGACCGACCTCACGGGCGACGTGGCCGAGGTTCGCGCCACGGTCAGCGCCGCCATGCAGCGCATCTGCGGGGCGTCCGCCGACGCAGCCGCCGAGCTGTCGGCATCCGTCTATGACGGCATCCGCGCGGTCGAGCTGCACGAGCAGCTGGGGAACTTCGCCACAGACCCCTCGGAATACTACGAGCCCGACGCCACCGACGGCGCCGTCCGCGCCTTCGCTGATGATTTGGTCGACGGCGACTACGACGCCTTCGCGCAGAAGTGCGCCGATCGCGTCGACTACGAGGTCAAGGTCGCGGCGGGCAAGGCCATGGTCTCCCGTGCCAAGCACGACGGGAGCAGGCCGCGCTTCGCCCGAGTCCCGAGCGGGCGCGAGACGTGCCCGTTCTGCCTGATGCTGGCGTCGCGCGGCTTCGTGTACCGCACCGAGGTCGCTGCGTCGCACGCGCACGCCAACTGCGACTGCCGCATCATCCCCGGCTGGCCTGGCACCAGCGTCGCCGGATACGACCCCGCGGCGCTCTACAACGAATGGCTGGACTCAATCGACAACAAGGCCGCAGAGCGCGCGGAGCGCAACGGCACTACGGTCGAGCAGGAGCGCAACCACATCATGGCCGCCTACGCGCGGTCAGGCGGCGGGCGACACTACGAACGCGCCATCAGGCCGCAGGACAAGCCGAACTTCATGGACGACGAGAAGTCGGCCGCGCAGCGGCGCGTCCTCGCAGGGAAGATGAACAAGGAGGCCAAGGGGGCGCAGGACAAATACGAAGTCATGCGTGCAATCGCGAAGTTTGACTACGCGTGGAAGCAGCACGCCCACAGTGTCGACGAGGACAACAAGTGGGCGAAGCGCGTCAACCGCCTCATGGTCGAGCATGGCATCACGCTCGGCGACTTCGTGCAATACAACCCTGCGCCCGCCGAATTCATGTACAAGCCCAAGTAGCCAAGGAGTGGCGACGATGATCTATGACGAGATGCCCTACGAGGACATCGCGAAGGACGCGATTGCCGGCAAGCAGGTGGTCGTGTTTTGCGACAGCCAGAGAAGCGCCGACAACATTAAGAAGGCCATCGCGGGCGAGGCAAGGAGACTCGGCGCGAGCCATGTTGTGGCACCTTACCGCGACAGGCGCGTGGACATCGACAACAGCGTCGTGCGCCTGATTCTCGCCAACGGCGTGGATGGGCGTGGCATCGTCGCGGACGTGGCATACCTGAGCCACAGCGCCCGCCTCCAACACGAGTACGCGGGACTCATGCAAGCGACGGTCAAGTGACCTAGCACAACATCACTCAATTCGTTGAAACAAGCCGTCCTTCGGGGCGGCTTTTTTCATACCCAGACAACGCCCCGCACGGGGCACGAGACGCGCCGCACGGCGCAGGAAGGCGGTCAGCATGGCCGAGAACAACGAGGGCGCACAGCAGGCGCCGCAGGAGCCGCACGGCCCCGAGGGCGGAACTGACTACAAGGCGCTCTACGAGCAGACGCTCGCCGAGTCCCGCAAGTGGGAGAAGCGCTCGAAGGCCAACGCCGAGAAGGCCAAGGCTTACGACGAGCTCGAAGGCGCCAACAAGACGCTGGAGGAGCGCGTCGCGTCCATCGAGGCGGCCAACAAGGCGCTGGAGGGCGAGAAGGCGCGGGCATCGCTCGTGAAGACCGTCGCCGCGTCCACGGGGGTGTCCGAGGCCATCGTCTCGACGCTCGCTGGCGAGGACGAGGAGACGCTGACCGCACAGGCACAGGCCATCGCGGCCGCGTACAAGACGCCTGGAGGGGCGCCGAACGTCGGCGAGGCGGGCAAGTTCCCGCACGACGGCGAGGGCGTCGACGAAAGGCGCCAGTTCGTGCGCGACCTGCTCGGCAACTAGCAAGCAAACAACAGGAAGGAACACACAATGGCACTTCAGACTTCTGGCATCGTCCTGCCCCGCTCCGTCGCCACCGTCGTGACCGGCAAGGCGAAGGACGCATCCACCATCGCCGCCCTGTCCCCGTCCAAGCCCGAGATCTTCGAGGATGAGACCTATCTCATCTTCAACGGCGCCTCCGAGGCCGAGGTCATCGCCGAGGGCGCCCAGAAGGGCTCCTACGAGCAGGCCGTCTCTCCCGTCGTCGGCACGCGCTTCACCGTCCAGACCACGACCCGCGTCTCCAACCAGCTCAAGTGGGCCGACGAGGACAACCAGCTCCAGATTGTCGAGTCCATCCAGGAGGACCAGGCCGCTGCCCTCGGTCGCGCGCTCGACTACGTGGTCTACCACGCCGTCAACCCCAAGTCTGGCGCTGGCCTCGGCTCCGGCTTCACCGCGCTGTCCACGACCGCTGCGCAGGTCTACACGGGCAAGCAGGCTTCGGCTATGACCGATGCCGACTGGATCGCGGCCTTCGACAACCTCGCTGACGCGACGAACGATATCTACGACATCAACGGCATTGCTATGGCGAAGCCCTACGCCAACGCCCTGCGCAAGGTTCGCGTCCCGAACACGATGGCCCGCATGTACCCCGACGTCCCGCTGAACCTGAACGTGGGCACGCTCGAAGGTGTTCCCGCTGCCGTGTCCGGCACCGTCAACGGACGACTGGTCGTCAAGACCCCTGCGTCTGGTAGCACGCCTGCCGTCTACGGCACCGACGTGCTCGCGTTCATGGGCGACTTCTCCGTCATCAAGTGGGGCATGGTGCGCGACATCCGCGCCGAGGTCATCGAGTACGGCGATCCTGACGGCGCCGGCGACCTCAAGCGCTACAACCAGATCGCCTACCGCACCGAGGCCGTCTACGCCTACGCGGTCGTCAACCCGTCCGCTCTCGCCGTGCTCAAGATGGGCGTTCAGGGGGCCTAGAGATGAAGGCAAAGGTGACCAAGCCCTTCTTCGACCTCTCGAACCCCGAGGACGTGTACGCCGTCGGCGACACCTTCGAGGGCACCGAGGAGCGCGTCGAGGGGCTGCGCAAGCGCGGCTTCGTCGAGCCGATGCCCGAGAAGCCCAAGGCTAAGCCGAAGGCGAAGCCCAAGGCGAAGGCCAAGCCCAAGAAGTCCGAGTAGGAGGTGCGGCATGCAGCCGTTCTGCACAACAGAGCAGTACGAGGCCAAGTTCGGCCCCGTCGATGACGAGGGCGTGCTCACCGAGTGCCTGGGTGACGCGTCGGCGGTCATCCGCCGCGCGCTCACCAAGGCGGGCATCGGCTACGCCGACCCCGACGAGGATTTGGCCGACCGCATGATGCGTGCCTGCCGCTCCATGGCGAACCGCTGCATGCCCTCCGACACCGACATCCCCGTCGGTGCCACGCAGGCGTCGACCGTCATCGGCCCCTTCTCGCAGCAGTTCACGCTGGGGAAGGCATACGGCACGCCGATGCTCCAGAAGTCGGAGTGCGAGCTGCTGGGCATCCACTGCACGGCACGCAGCGCATGGCCGTACGGGGGCGCAGATGCTTAGCTTCGCCGCCACCACCTGCCACGTCAAGCAGGTGGTGGCGGGCGCTCCCGACGCTTTCGGCAACCCCGCCAAGTCGTACGCCGAGCCCGTGGACGTCACTGGCGTGCTGGTCGCGCCCTCCAAGTCGACCTCCGAGGTCGAGGAGGGCAGGCCGCACGCCGTCATGGACGCCGTAGACCTGTACGTGCCGACCGACGCGCCCGAGCTGACGTGGCGCGGCGCACGCGTGGTCGTGGACGGCTGGGGCGAGTACGACGTGGACGGCGACGCCAGGCGCTACCCCGTGCCGCGCGGCTTCTCGCACGACACGGTCGTGAGGGCGGTGAGGCACCGTGGGTGAGTACAGCATCAAGTTCGTCAAGAACGAGCCCGGCATCGTCGCCATGCTCAACAGCTCCGAGATGCAGTCCGCGCTGAAGGAGAGCGCGGCGGGCATCGAGTCCACCGCCGCCGCGGCGGCGACCTACAGGGGCGCCACGTACTCGACCGACGTGCAGGCGGGCTCAAAGCGTGCTCACGCCCGCGTCAAGACCGCGAGCAAGGGCGCCTACTGGAACGAGCTGCGCGACCACAACGGGCCGCTGCGCTCGGCGTTCTAAGGGGGCGACCAATGGACGCTACCTCCATCTGCGTCGCCGTCCTGCGCGACGCGATGCCCGACGGCGTGGCGGTCAGCTCGGAGATTCCGACCGAGCGCCCCGCGCGGCAGGTGTCCGTCAGCCGCGTGGGCGGCGGCGAGACGCAGTTTCTGGACAGGCCGCGCATGCGGCTCGTCTGCTGGGGAACCTCCGACGCGGAGGCGTACTCCATCGCCATGACGGCGGTGCATGCGCTCGCGGACGCAGCGCGGACGCACCCGCTGCTCTCCGACTCGACGCTCGACGTCATGTCGCGCGACGAGTGGGCGGGCGACGGCACGGCACGCTACTCCGCGACCGTGAACATGACCATCAACAAATAGGAAGGGAGACCACATGTCTCGTCCGAACAACTCCGCCGACGTCTCGACCGTCAAGGGCGTCGAGGGCGGCTACTTCTTCTACCTGCCCGCCGCGCAGGCCGCGTCGGTGATTCCGACCGACTACACCACCCCGCTCGACCCGTCGTGGATTAACGGCGGCTTCATCTCCGAGGACGGCTTCACCGAGTCGCTCGACTCCGACACGCCCGACCCCATCGTCGACATGAGCGGCAAGACCGTCGACCAGCCCTCGGGCAAGCACACCGAGACCATCGAGCTGATGCTCATCTCCATCAACAAGGACTCCGAGGGCATCCAGTACGGCATCGACAACGTGACCGACGAGAACGGCACGATGAAGGTCGTCCACAACTGGGCGAACGCCTTCGACACCGAGTACGCCTGCGTGTTCGACCTCGTCCTGAAGAACGGGCGCCGCTGGAGGAAGGTCATCAAGCACTCCAAGATGACCGAGCTGGGCGACCTGGAGGGCAAGTCCGACACCGTCGCCGGGCGCAAGGTCAAGCTGACCTACCTCAACGGCGCCGCCGTCGACAACGTCACCGACTTCTTCGAGAGCACCGAGACCACGCTCGACCTGGAGTCCATGACCGTCCAGCAGCTCACCGAGCTCGCGACCAGCAGGGGCCTCACCGTCCCGAGCGGCGCGACCAAGGCCGACATCATCGCTCTCATCAACGGCCAGCACTAGGCCATTAGGAGGTCACCAGCACCATGGCAGACAAGCAGCTCCACACCATCAAGTTCGACGGCGTGACCGTCGAGTACGACGCCAACGCGCTGAAGCGCTGGAGCGTCCAGAAGAAGATCGCGCGCTCCCTCTCCGACCCGCAGAAGGGCGCCTACGAGGCCTACGAGGCCTACGACGTCATCCTCTGCGGCAAGTCCGACGAGGTGGCGGAGAAGCTGGGCGACGACGGCGAGAAGATGGCCGAGCTCGTCCAGCGCATCGTGGCGGTCGTGGGCGGCGACGCAAAAAACTAGCGTCGCTCGCGGTGGCGTGGGGCAAGTACCACGACGAGCTGGTGGCCGACTTCCAGAGCGAGTACGGCCTGAACCTTTGCGACATGGGACTGGACGGCGCGGAGACCACGCCAGACGTGCTCCGCGCCGCCGTCCTGTGCGCACAGCTCCCGCCCGGCTGCCGCGTCGCCCGCGCCGAGAACCCAGACGCGTCGTGGGGCGTCGAGTCGCAACTGCTGAGGGTGCTCGAATACGACGTGTCGTGCGTCCTGTACGCGCTATCCAAGAAGGGCGCCAAGAAGCCCGAGCCGCTGCCGCTCCCGTCGGAGCGCGACGAGCACGAGCTGGACACCGAGACCGTCGAGCGCTCCATGGCTGCGGTGGACAGGGTACTCGGCATCAACCGACAAACGAACAACGAACAAGCGTAGGGGGTGAGTGAATGGCAAACTACGAGATCGGCACCGCCTACGTGACCGTGATGCCCTCCATGAAGGGCTTTATCAAGACGATGACGAACGACGGCAACCTCGCTGGTCAGTCGTCGGGCAGGATGTTCTCCAACGCCTTCTCGTCCATCGTCAGGGGGTCGGCCATCGGCACGGCGCTCGGCAACGCCGTGTCCAGCGCGGCGTCCAAGATGGGCGCGTCGCTCGGCGCCGCCGTCTCCCGCTTCGACACCATCCAGAACTTCCCGAAGGTCATGAGCAACCTCGGGTACAGCTCGGCGGACGCCGCGGCGTCCATCCAGCGGCTGTCCGACGGCGTGCGCGGCATGCCCACGCGCCTGAACAGCATCGTGGACATGACGCAGCAGCTCGCGCCGCTCACGGGCGGGCTCGACCAGGCGACCACGCTGTCGCTGGCCTTCAACGACGCGCTGCTCGCCACTGGCAAGGGCACCGCCGACCAGGCTCGCGCCATGGAGCAGTACACGCAGATGCTTGCCAAGGGCAAGCCCGACATGC